AGCGGCTGTTTGGCGGCACATGGAAGCAAACCAGCTACAACGGCAACAAGCGCAAGAACTACGCTGGTGTTGGTTACGCCTACCGCGAAGACATTGATGCGTTTGTCGCACCGAAACCTTATCCATCTTGGATTCTGAACGCTGATGCAAATTGGCAAGCGCCTGTCCCTATGCCGACAGATGGCGCTATGTACTCATGGGATGAAGCTACCACCTCGTGGACTGCTGCGACAGCGGAGGCGTAAATGCTCGAGACATTGCTAGGTGGCGTGTTTGGCGGTCTGCTGCGGCTTGCCCCTGAAGCGTTCAAGCTATTTGATCGAGCTAACGAGCGCAAGCACGAACTAGCGATGCTGAATGCCGAGATGGAGTTCGCCAAGGTAAGGGGCGAGATTGCCATGCGTCAGACCGAAGCCCAGATGACGATGGCTGAGATGGACGCCATGTCCGAGGCGTTCAAAGAGCAGGGTCAGACCGCCGCGGCGGCAGGCAAGATCATCGCTGGCATCTCGGCTTTAGTCCGTCCGGGCATCACCTACTTGTTTGTCACTGCTTACTTCTTAGTCAAGTTCGCCATGTTTGAACTGGCGATGGCGCAGCAGGGCAACTGGAAAGAGGTTCTGATCGGTATTTGGACAAAAGATGACATGACCATCATGTTCATGATCATCAGCTTCTGGTTTGTCGGACGGGTCTATGACCGGGTCAATAAGTGAGGCGGTAGAGGTTGCTGCAGCCATCTGCCGCCCGTTTGAAGGATTACGATTAAAGCCTTACATTTGCCCTGCTGGCTACCCGACGATCGGCTACGGCACGGTTTATAAGCCGGATGGGACGAAGGTGACGATGGATGACCCACCGATCACCAAGGAAACGGCTGAGGCGTGGTTGCTGTATGAGTTGCGGCATAACTATATTGCGGGGGTTTTGAAGGCGTCTCCTCACCTAATAGCCTATCCAAAGGTTTTAGGGGCGCTAGGAGACTTTGCATACAACTTGGGAGTACCTCGCTATCGCGCTAGCACATTGCGCCGTAAAATTGCGGAAAAAGACTGGGAAGGCGCTAAGGTCGAGTTGATGAAGTGGACAAGAGGCGGCGGGCGGGTTTTGCCGGGGCTGGTTAGACGCAGGAAAGTCGAAAGTAATTTGATAAAGCCGACCTAAACATGGAAAGGATTTCAAAGTGGATCAAGTGGTATTCAACTGGGGATTTACTCTCGCTGGGGTCTTTGGCGGGTGGATTCTCAAGGTGATCTGGGAGGCGATTGTGGAGCTAAAAAAAGACGTTCGAGAGATCGATACCAAGATGCATGAGGACTTCGTTCGCCGTGAAGACTTTAAAGATGCCGTCAAAGAGATTAAAGACGACATGAAATCCGGATTTAACAAGATTGATAGCACGCTTGGCCTTATTTTTAAAAAGCTTGATAACAAGCAAAATGTAGAGTGAGGTTTTGCAACTGATTAAGCTAAGGAAACGACATGGCAACAGTAATCCCATCATGGGTTTTGACGTATGACAGCCTAACTAGCTCGGTTCTGCAATATTTGGAACGTCAAGACGCTGCTGTCGTCAATGCCATTCCTACGTTCATCACCTTGGCTGAATTTGAGATCGCTCAAGAGATCAAAACCCTTGGTCAGCTTCAATTGGTAGAAGCAACCTTGTTGGCAGGCAACCCGGTGCTCGACAAGCCGGCGCGGTGGCGCAAGACAGTGTCGATGAACGTGACTGTCAACGGCAAGAAACAGCCCATTTTCTTGCGCAAGTACGAGTATCTGAAGAACTACTGGCCAGACAGCACCCAGACGGACGTTCCCAAGTACTACGCAGACACAGACTGGGAGCACTGGTATCTCGCTCCGACCCCGGATGATGACTATTCGTTCGAGGTGCTGTACTACGAGCGAATCGCTCCACTCAGTTCGACTAACCAAACAAACTGGCTTACGCAGAATGCGCCAAACGCCATGTTGTTCGGGACTTTATTGCAGGCGATGCCATTCTTGAAGAATGACCAACGCCAGATTTTCCAGCAGAAGTATCAGGAAGCGCTCCAAGCATTGAAAACCGAAGATGTTGCTCGTGTTGGAGACAGACAAGCCATTGCCGTGGATAGCTGATCATGACTACATACACAAATCCCTACACAGGACAGACCATCAGCCCATCACAGGTGGGCTATGAGTCACTTACCATCTCAGCGGACACAGAACTCCAGTGGCCAATCAACGGTAATACGACAAGCGTTGTTGCAAACATCATCGAGGTATCGGCGACTACGAGTGGGCTAAAGCTCATCATGCCGCCTGCGACACAGGTGTCTAACGGTCAGAGCGCTTTAATCAGAAATATCGGTGCAAACGCATTCACGGTAGTAAATCAGAGCAGCGGCACGATCGTTAGCATTGCATCTGGTATCGCTCAATACATCTATGTAACGAATAACTCGACGATTAACGGCACATGGCAAACCGTGACGTTCGGCGCAGGCACATCTGCTGCGAATGCTGCTACCTTGGCTGGGAATGGTCTTGAGGCCACTGGCACCACGCTAAATACGGTAACGCCAGTTACGTTGTTTTCGTCAAACTACAATATCCAAACAACAGACCAATCCAGCTTATTGGTATGGACGGGTGGTGCTGGAACTGCCACGCTGCCAGTAGCGTCGACTGCTGGCGAAAACTGGTACGTCGTCATCAAGAATGACGGCACAGGCATATTGAATATTGCTTTACAGGGCACGGACACGATTGATGGACAAGTCAGTGCTCAGTTGCAAATTGATGAGTCATTTGTTGTAGTGTCTGATGGGTCTGACTACTACAGTTATGGCTACGGCCAGTCAGCGACTTTCTTCTTCACCCAGTTATCCAAGAATGTCACCGGCGGCACGGTCACGCTGACATCCGCCGAAGCGGCAAACATTATTCAGGAATATATCGGTGTTCTGACATCAAACTGCACGGTGATCTTGCCACCGACGGTGCAGCTTTACTCGCTTCGGAACACCACGACTGGCTCGTTTAGCCTGACGTTCTCTACCGGTGCGGTAGGTGCCACTACGTTGGTTCTGCCGCAAAACCAAACAATTATTGCAATCTGTGACGGCACGAATGTTTACAACTCTCAGACAGCGACATCCAGTTTTATTAATCAATTAACCATCGGTGATGGTTCTGCTGGAGCACCGTCTTTGTCTTTCCTTAGTGACGCAACAACGGGTTTATATCTGGCGGCATCACACCAATTTGCCATTGCAGCGAACGGCACGAATGTCGCAACCTTTACGCAAAATGGACTAACCGTCCCGGCGGGCATTAGTGGTGGAGCGTTTTAATGACTGCAAAGGTCGTCACTCTTCAAGTTGGTGCTGGGATTCAGCGCGACGGAACGGTTTTCGCTGCCCCAAGCTACGTCGATGGGAAGTGGGTTCGATTCCAGTATGCACGACCCAAAAAAATTGGCGGCTACAACGGGATTTTCTTGAATGCGACTGGCATCAGCCGTGGCATGATCATGAGCGCCGACAACGGTATCAACTACGTTATCTCTGGCTATTCAGGTGGTGTTGAGCGTTGGACTACAGACAACGATGATGGTATCGGTTCTGGCCCTACGGCGTTTTCCATTACTGGGTTTACCTCAAGCCCTAAAAATCTGTGGCAGTTCGATATCGGCTATGACCCTTTGGGTAATGGCAAGAACAACCTGATTGCTCACCCGGGTCAGAATCTTACTGACATCTCGTCGACTGTAAACACTCGTCCGTTGCTTGGTGAATTTACAGGCACGACGTTATCTCCAGTGGGCGTATTTACAGCAGTGGGGACGACCACAAGCGGCAGTCCTACGGTCACGTTTGCAGCCACCTACGCGGCTATGGGACCCGGATTGACGGTGACTGGCACCGGCATACCGGCAGATACAAAGATTGTCTCTGCGCTCGAGGTTAGCGGCGTTTGGACAGTCACGCTCGATAAGAACGCCACCGCTTCTGGCACCGTCACCCTGACGTTTGACAACAATATCAGCGTATCTGGTGGTTGCGTCATGCTGTATCCGTACTTGTTCGTGTACGGCAATAACGGCCTGATCAAGAATAGCGCTGCAGGCGACTTCAACAACTGGACATCGGCTGATGCTAACGAAAACAGCGTTGCATCCGTTAAGGTGGTCAAAGGGCTCCCGGTTCGAGGTGGTACGACATCGCCTGCCGGGTTGTTCTGGACGCTGGATTCGGTCGTTCGTGTGACGTACTCGCCGACTACGGTAGGTGCCCAGACTCTGTACTGGCGGTATGACCTGATCACCCAGCAGTCGTCGATTCTGTCGAGTCAGTGCGTCATTGAGTACGAC